AACTTTGACCAAAAGGTATTTGAGTCCTTGTCTAACTATGTTCAAAAGAAGATTCTGATGAGCAAAGAGTTAGAGGAAACTGGTCTACCTATCGTGGCACCAGGTCGTGAGCCTGAGCCTGAGATTGAAGACGAATCAGTTCCATTTTGATTTACGGGCGAAAGCAGACATTTTTAATGCTTCACATACATTTGGGGTCTGTGAGTAGCCCACCTAATAGGGGAATTTAGGGATGAAGTTAACAAACAAATTTAATCTGCCTGAACCAATAGTCAATGCAGTTCAGAATACTGGATACACACCTGGTAGTAGTGACATTACCGTTACTCAGCTTATCCAGCCACCTTTAATCAGGAAGCTAGGTAAAGAGCATTATGAGGAGATGGAGGAGGACGCTTCAGACCGTGTTTGGGCGTTATTTGGAAGCTCTGTCCACCACCTGCTAGAAATGGCTTATAAAGGGCGTACAGCACGAGTTGAGGAGCGAGTATATGCCGAGGTATTAGGATGGAAATTAGGGGGTGCATTCGACGTTTTAGAGGGTTCTACGCTATCTGATTACAAGGTTACTTCCGTCTATGGTGCTGCAGGTAAAATTGAGTGGGAAAGACAACTGAATGTCCTGAGATGGCTGTTGTATAAAAACGACACTGAAGTTGACAAGTTACAGATTATTACTATCTTCCGTGATTGGCGTGAGATGGAGTCAAAACGAGACCACGAATATCCAGCAAGAGCTATTATGACTTTGCCAGTTCGTATGTGGACTTTGGAAGAAGCCGAAAGATATGTGTTTGAGCGTGTTGCATTGCATCAAAAATCAAATCCAGATATATGCACAGATGAAGAGCGTTGGGCAACCAAAGAAAAATGGGCATTAATGAAATTTGGTGGCAAAAAAGCAACTAAATTATTTGAAGAAAAACCTGATGACTCGTCTGTACCAAAAGGCTATAATATAGAACATAGACCAGCAACCTATAGAAGATGTGAAAGGTACTGTTCTGTTTCTAAATTTTGTCCTGCTTGGAAAACGGAGTTTTAAATGGAATTAACAAAAGAATATTTGCAATCAATATTTGACTATAAAGATGGCAAATTATTTTGGAAAGTTAAAAAAGCCCAAAGATTAAATATTGGGGATGAAGCTGGATGTTTGGATAAAGGTTATTTGACTACTGGTTTAAATGGTAAAGTCTATAGAAATCATAGGTTAATTTTCCTTATGCACCACGGATACTTGCCAAAAGAGGTAGACCACAAGGATAATGACCAATTAAATAATAGAATTGAGAATTTAAGGCCAGCAACAAGAAGTCAAAATTGTAGTAATAAAGGAATTGGTACAACCAATACATCTGGTGTAAAAGGGGTAAGTTGGAGCAAACACAACAATAAGTGGAGGGCAAAATGCAAAATAAACGGCAAAACCATCCATTTAGGATATTACACAGACTTAGAATCTGCTAAAGAAGATATGCAAAAATTTAGAGAAAAGTTACATGGCGACTTTGCCCGACAGAATTAATGCAGTACACTAACAAATGACACGGCAAGCACTCATCCCCCACTTCCCCTTGACGGCTCCCCTCCGTCCGCTTGTCGTGTCACCTAACAATGTGGGACTATTTTTGGTCTCACCTATACTATGACTACTATTGTTGGCGACGCAAAAAGAATGATTCTTGTCTCTGATAGTCAGACATCAGACGACGATTCCGATACCAAAGCATTTAACTTATCCAAGGTATTTAAAGTACCTCAGGGATGGTTAGCGGGTGCCGGAGATTTAATGAGTGTTCAAAAGGTTGTTGAATACTTTAAGGATGGCAAGAAGGGTAAGCCACCAATTATTAAGATTGAGAATGATGCAGACTTCATGTTGCTTTGTTCAGATGGATTATTTATTTCAGGTAAAGATTTAGAGTTTTGGAAGCACGAAGACGTAGATGCAATTGGAAGTGGTACTGCTGCAGCATTAGCAGTCATGGCATTAGGACATAAAGCCGAAGAAGCGGTATGGGCTGCTTGTCAGAGTGATTTGTATTCTGGAGAACCTGTTAAGGTTTATAGCTTAGATAACGACAAACCTATTATTTGGACGAAAAATGGTACAAGCGACGGTAAGTGAAGAGCGTTTTATAGAACTATGGAATAAGCATCAATCAGCAACAAAATTAGCAGAAGAGTTAGGTATCAACGTTCGTAATGTTTTAGCAAGACGAGCAAGGATTGAAGGCAAACGAGGGATTACCCTACTAGCTACTTCTGCACAACGTGGTGTGAGAAAACACCAGTATGTTTTACCTGAAGATAGAATCCGCACCAATCTGTTTATGGAAGATGGATTGATTGTTGTTGGTTCTGACTGTCACTATTGGCCTGGTTATGTATCTACCGCCCATAGAGCATTTGTCAAGATTGTTAAAGACCTTAAACCACAAGCCGTAGTATTGAATGGCGACATTATGGATAACGCAACCATTAGTGCTCACCATAGAATTGGATATGCAGATAGCCCCACAGTCAAGGAGGAGTTAGATGAAGTTCAAGCACGTTTGGCAGAGATTGAATCTGTTTCAGGTAACGCTATTTTGCACCGCACTATTGGCAATCACGACCTTCGTTTTGACGGCAAGTTGTCTAATATACTCCCTCAGTATGAGGGTGTTAAAGGATTTGCTCTAGCCGACCACCTGCCTAATTGGAAATACTCTTGGTCAATTATGGTGAACAACAACACAATGATTAAGCACCGTTGGCACAATGGTATCCATGCACAATACAACAATGTCCTAAAGGGCGGGGTCTCAATGGTCACGGGTCATCTACATTCCTTAAAAGTTACTCCGTGGACAGACTATACTGGCGACAAATACGGTGTTGACACTGGAACAATGGCTGCACTAGGCGGTGATAAATGGGAGTATTTAGAAGACACAGCCGTCAACTGGCGTTCAGGATTTGCCGTATTGACATTCCGTAATGGACAACTCATGCCGCCTGAACTTGTACAGGTTATTGACGAAGATGAAGGATTGGTGTTTTTCCGTGGAGAGGTAATGAAAGTATGATGTTTGAAATTAAACAACTCACCGAAAATGAAGATGGCTCTGCAGATGCTTATGTTGAATTGGACGCAGACCTAATGAAGATGGTGGTGCAAGAAGGATTCAATGCCATATTGTTAAAAGCGATAGAAGGATATAAAAATGAACAGAAATTGGGATAAATCATTTGATTTTGTAATTGTCAACGAGGGAGGATTCGTTAATAATCCAAAAGACCCTGGAGGGCCTACTAATTGGGGATGCACTCAAAAGGTATGGGAATCTTTCGTTGGACATCCTGTCACAGTAGATGATATGAAAGCCCTGACTAAAGAAGATGTAAAACCACTGTATAAAAGGAACTATTGGGATGCCATACACGGAGATGCTCTTCCTTCGGGACTTGACTATTGCATTTTTGATTGTGCTATCAATAGTGGTGTGGGTCGTTCTGCTCGTTTCGTACAAGAACTCGTGGGTGTTTTTGCTGATGGTGCTATCGGGAATAACACTGTTGCTGCTATAAGCCAAATGAATCCTACAACCTTGATTAACGAGTTTTGTGACAAACGCCAAGCATTCCTAGAATCACTGCCTACTTTTGCCACATTTGGTAAGGGGTGGACAAAAAGAGTTCAGGAAGTGCGTACTCGTGCTTTAGATATGGCAGGTTGAGGGGACAGCCTCTCGACTCCCGATTCGTTGATGGCCTAGTTGGAAAGCCACAAAACAACTAGGTTAAGCATACCCTCTCGGTGGCTTGACTATTTGGTCTCCAAGCTAATCTGTTGATTAACCCATTCCTGAAGTGTCATTAATTGTGTTGTTGTGATGGAGCATTCTTCGGCAACAGATAGAATGTTATGGGTTTCTCCATTAATTGTGATGGTGGCGTTGGGAACGCTGGACACTGCACCGCTACCGGAGTTGTGCATCCCACTATAGTAAGAGTGGATACTACTAATCCGAGCTTCATAAGTTTGTTTAATGTTGTCATTGATTATTTCCTGTTCTTTAAGTTTTGCAGTATTAGCATCAATCTGCTTTTGGGCTTCGAGTTGAACCCTATCCGAGAATTCTTGAAAGCGCAGATGCTCCACGTAAAACCCACTGCTAAAACCAGCGAGTAAAAGAGCAATATAAATGTAAGTTTGTCCACCTATACCGCCTATTAGTGAGAGTAAGAATTTCATTGTGGCTCCGCACCAGACATCTGTTTACCTGCTACAGAAGCTGCGCCTGAACCTGAAACGATACCTAAGGCACCTGCTAGTTCAGTAAGACTAATTTCTTTGCCTGTATAGATTAAATAGATGGCTGCACCGCCTACAAGGAAAAAGCCAAGCATCCACGCCCAACGAGCAATATCGTGAGTCTGATTGTCTTTGCCAGTAAGAATGTGTGTAAAAATACTGTTCATATTTATCCTTTATAACCCCAAGTTAAATACCAGGCAATCCAAGTAGCGGCTAGGAAACAGTAAAACTGTACCTTGCGTATCTTATTGATGTCGTGTTGGTATTCCACTTGATTTTCCTTGTCTTCTTTAATCATTCGGGCCTTAATAACTTGAATATCATTCCAAGCCTTGGCACCGTACTTCTTTGTTACTTCTTCCTTCATTCTCTCTTCTAACTTTTTGACTTCAAGCAAAAGAGTGTATTCGTTATAAGCTCTCAAAACGGTATGGTCAGGTTTGACCTGTTGGGCTTTACGCCTTTCCTGTATCCGTCTTTGTGCTACTTCTACTGCTTCATGCTGTACTGCTTCGATACTCTTGGTTAGTTCTTTGGTGGCAACACGAGTGCCATCCATCGTTTTACTAACTGTTTTTATCCCCTCGGATATTCCGAAGTCTGACATAGGCTACTTTCATTTAATAGATATTTGACCGCTGCCAGCAAGATAAATTAAAAGAGCAACTACACCCATACCAATTACTTTAATGGCTTTGGTGACAACACCTTCGCCTACAGTTTGGTAAAAGTTATTAATTACTCGTTCTGTTACTTTTTCAACAAGTTCTTCGAGTTCGTCATCGGTTAGATTGATAGCCATAATTAGGTCGCTTGGGTTTGTGCAGTTAGAATTCCATTGGTAAAGGTCATGCTTCCATTAGTGCCGGTAACGGTTAATTTTGCAGTAGTAATTGTGACAGATAATCCTGTAGGTTTGCCTGTAAGGTCTGAATAAGCTCCTGTATGAGCAACTGTTGCTAATCCAGTAATTCCTGTATAGGGAATATTTGTTAGACCTGCACCAGAGCCATTAAATTGACTTGTAGCAGATATAGTTGTGCCTGAAATAGTAGAGGGTGTGGTGTTACCAATCGGGGTATTGTTGATGGTAGAACCTGTAATTCCTACACCACCAATCGAACCCCCTGTAATTGCTACAGAGTTGGCATTCTCATAAGCCATTGTTCCCAAGGTACCAGTTTGCTGGTTAATAAATTGGAAAACGCTATAGAACCAATCACGGAACTGTCTAGACGATACGTCTTGGTTAGTAGGAGGTGGAGGTGCTAACTTTGCCATTATTCGTCATCTGACTCTTCATAACACCAGTTTTCGGCATATCCATACTTCTGTAGGGCAGGAATAGCCTCTTCCATGCCTTCACCAATGTCATCTCGTACGTTAATACAGTCAGGAATCTCAATTTTCTTGACATTTTTGTAGGCACGCTCACAGGCTTGTTTAACGGTCTTTCCTACGCCGTTTGCCACGAGTACATAGTCACCTGCCGTCACTAGGCTTGGACGCTCTACAATGCCGTTCTCGTCGTTCTGAGGGGCATTCCCAACCATTACCTCACATAGGGCAAAATCTTTTGAAAGGTGGTCGGGTAAACCATAGATAGGAAATCCAGTATGGTCACGCCCAGTAGTTTTAGACCTAGGGTAATCCCCAATAGGGATAACAATACCAGTAGCAACATCGTAGCTAACTTTGAGAGAATCTTTGCCATTGATTAAGTCCACCATCCAATCAACAACAGAGCCTTTATGGACGGCTTGTTGAATGTTAAAGAAAGGCCACCCTTTACGCATAGTCCATTCTAGGGGGCGTGGTTCACCCTTTTCATCAATAATGAAGGCTAGGTCTACAAAGCCCGTATGACCGATATAGCACAGGTAGTCTTCAAAGCGTTTTAGGGTGTCATTGAACAGGTTAGATTCGGTCATGTATTTGAGAACCGTACCTTGTTCGCCGGTATTGCAACCATAGTTGCCAGACATGAGCTTCTTGTGCTCAAAGCCCTCTGCAACGTTCTTATTAAATCCGTTAGGCCCAATCCAAGCACCTACACCAAACTCAATACCTGGCACAAACTCTTGGAGAATAAAGTCCCGTTGTTTACCGTTTGCTTTCCAACGCTGCAACATAAATACCATATCAGCAGGAGACTTGGAAACATAGGACAGAGCTTTGTCAGCATCTCCTGAAGGTTTAGATACATAACGCTTAGGGTTAGCCTTAACAAAGTCTATGGCAGAGTTGTAATCATGGAACTCAAAAGACGGAACTACTGCTAGTCCACCCTTACGCATAATTTCTTGACCATAATCACGGTCTAGTTCCATCTTGGCACCCAATTGGTTTGTCCCGATGATTGGATAACCCTCTTCGTGGTATTTCTCCAATTTACGCATCTCAAATGCGTTGTCTGACAAAACAATTAAGTCTGCTTGTTTAATGTATAGTTCCCAATT